TGTTCTGTCCATACTGTGTACCAGCTGCACCAATCTCAGCATTAGCTCTCTCACGAGCCAAGTTCAAGCCAAACTGGTCTGGATTAACCAAGCCTTGTCCATCACCACCTACATAGCCTGAAGACAGGCCTAAGCCAATACGGCCACCACCAAGCATCTTCTGACGCAAGGCCAAGTCTTCTGCTTGTCTTGTAGGAGCAAGGAGGCCCATTTGCTGATCAACATATTTCTGTGCTTCAGCTTGTGGGTTGGTGCTACCTAGTTGTCCTAGAGCTTGTTCTGCTTGCCCATAGAGCTGATCTCTAAAGGCTGCTAAGCGTGGGTCAATGTCATAACCAGCTGTGCCTTTCTCTGTATCAAAGAAGCCCTTACCAAAGCCTGTTGTAAGACTGTATGGCTTAAACTTAGCTGCTTCTGCTGCAATCTTAGCAGCTTCTACGTTGGCTTGACCAGCTGCTTCTGCTGCCCCTACGCCTGTGAAGGCCTTGATGGTATCTGTTAAAAACCCCATATATTTATTCCTTATTAAGCTGTTCGTTTCCAAACGTATGCAACTACGTATGGAGGTAAGTTAGCGTTAGTGCCAGATGAGCCTGTTGAGTTAGCTGTGTGTGAATGAGCTGCTGCAGCATACTGTTTAATATCCCCTGTCAATCCACCACCTGAAAGAGAAGAATCGGCAGTATTACCAGTAAAACTAAACACACCGCTTGGGGCTATTCCACTACGATTAGCTGCGTAGAAAGTACCGCTGCCTTGACTGTCCGTAGTGTGGGTATGGCTTACAACAATAGCATCCTTACTACCTCCTGTCTCGCCTACAGTATCAAAGGCCGCGTCTCCTGAGTCAAGACCAACAACAACACGACCTGTAATAGCAACCCATGTACCAAAGCCAAGCAATGTAGCAGGGTTTGTACTAACAGCAATATTGGTGTAAATGGTTCCTACTGGATATAGCACTTGCAAAGCTGTCTGTACAAAAGCTGTTGTAGCCAGCTGTGTAGTGTTGTTTAGTGCTGTAGCTGTAGGGCCTGTAGGAGTGCCAGTGAAGGCAGGAGAAGCACTGTTAGCCTTGGTAGCAACGGCTGTAGCAATGGCATCAAATTCATCATCCAGCTCTGTACCCTTGACACGCTTCAATGGATCACCTACTGATAAGGAGTCCTTGGTGTCAAACGATGTGAGTTTTGTGTAATCAGACAATTGTTGTCTCCTTAATAATTCTTACCAGTTTTAACGAATACATCAAGCTTCTGAATGCTCAAAGGAGCACCATTCACTTCTGCTTCAAATCCAATTTGTATTGTCTTGCCTGCCCCACCAACAGCTGTCTTAGCATTCTCAATGAACACACCAGAGCTGTATTCAGCAATGTTATATTCAGCAATGTTGTATTCAGCATATTGCCCTGAAGAGATGACAATGGGGTAGGAGTTGTATGTGTTAGAGAAGTCAAAGCCCAGCTTAGCCACCATACGTTGTCCACCACCACCAATAAGCACAATGCCTAAGTTCTTAGCAATCTTGTTGGTTGTAGGCTGCTCAAAGTTGAAGTGGTTGGTGTAATAGGTGAAGGTGTATTTAACACCATTATCTTGATAACCAAAGTATTCACCAATGCCATTAACCTTACCAACGTACAGCACACCACTTCTGCATGACAACAAGGCATAGCCCTGATAGCCTAGCCAAGAAGTGATACGAGCTGAGCCGTCTTCCAGAGGCTTTCTCAAGTCAATACAATAGACAGCAGGAGAAGCAGTAGAAGGAAAGCTAAGCAGATAGAAGGCATACTTCTCTGAATAGCAGCTTCTCACCTCATCCATGTTAGTTGCTTCAATGTATGAGAACACATCATCACGGACATTAGCTGTCAAGTCTCTCATAGGCATACTCTTCTCTTGAACAGTACGGCCTAAGCTTCTAACACCAGAAGCAGACAAGAACAACACATCGTTGCCTGTCTTTTGAAGGGAGTCTCTAGCAATGCAGCCCACACCGGGCAACACATCTGCTACAAACATTGTAGAAGGATCAGAGAAATTATCATCATTACCACGTAACATAACAATGTTCTGCTTAAAGAACACCAAGATGTAGCCGTTATGTGCAGCAATGCCTACAATTTCGTCAACGTTGTTAGGAAGCTTAGCAGACATATTAATGCTACCAGAGCTTCTTCCTGCCCCTGTATTAAATGTAGGAAAGTGTGCATCAGCTATGTCTGTTGACCAATAGAGGGTGGTTTTGTTATTGTTTGTTCCTGCAACCCAAAATCTGCCATATGCAGCCAAGGCGCAGTTAGGGCCATTATCTGTACCTGTACCAAAGACGGGGCTACTAAAGGAAGCACCACCATGCCCAACATGGCTAACCAGCTTAGCAACAGATAGGCTTCCTGTTTCTCTTGTAAAGACAATTGGTTCATGGCTTTTCTGTACAATGAGGCAATGGTCTAACAAAGACACCATCTGCCAGTTATTAGCTGTAGCTGTATATGCAGCAGGAGTGACATCAGTTAATGCACCAGCAACACCGTTTCTAAACAGCTTGTTATTACCACCACTGATATAATCAATAGTGCCATCAGCATTAACATATTCAAACAAGCTCTTAATGGCAGCACCAGCCAAAGGAGTGCTTCCACCAGTGGTACGCATAGACCAGCCCTTACGAGCTCCTAGGCGTCCATATTTATCAATGACACAGTTGTTAGCAACAAGAGCAAATCCGTCAGACAACAAAGCCCCCGAGCTTTGGGTGTTTAGTCCAAAGAAGCCGGGAGCGCCTACTGATGCAGATTTAAGTTCTTTGCTCATACTGGATACCAAATAGTGTCTTCTGGTCTACGTGCAGCATCATATGCAATTTCATCAGCCAAGGCTCTCATGCCTGTACCAAAAGCATATTGACTGCTGTTACCACCGTCTTCACCACGTTCTTCAACTGCCTTAGCAAAGGCTAACAACACAATGGGACGAGAAGGAACAATGATGTCATCACCATCACCAACTAAGTCTGTGTTTCTCAACAACACGTTAAATCGGATAGTGTACGCACCATCAGGGATTGGGTAGAGGTCAACCTGAGCATCTCCATCATTAGAAACACCGTTCCAGTTGTAATAAGTTGGAGCACCCTTGGCTGTAGGCTCTTGGGCTAAGAACAGCTTGTCAAACTCTTGGCCACTCTTATAAGACATAAACATGTTGGTTGTATCATTCAACACATCAATGACATTGAAGTTGTTCTTGCTGCCATTCATCTCATAGTTAAACACATCAGCTGTAGTGTTTAATGTAAGAGTTGTACGCAAGGAAGACCAGTTCCAAGCATTCTCAACCTCATTACGGGCATCATTAACAAAGTCACCAATAAGTCTACTATAGGAAGTCTCAGAGACAGAGCTAACTTCTCTTTCTCTTAGTCTTCTCAACACACTGTTCACAGCTTCTAGGTACGTCATTTCTTGTTTCCTTTAACACTAAGTAACTATTAAAGCTTACTTAGTATGTATATACATTATAATGTTAATAACTTATATACCTTGTTAAGTACTCATAAGTACTATTATAACAGCTATTGCTTGTTTTGTCAAGCTTTATTTTCACCACTTCACTTGGTCGCTCCAAAAGGCCGCACTCATCTTGCCTTTTTCTATGTTTTTAGCATGTCTAGCTTTGAATGCTTCGTTTCTCTTAGAACCATCTGGACTACCTGACACTCCTTGTTGTCCAAATCTAATGGTTTTAACTTGATCACCAGACTTAGCTACAACAACATGGCTCTTTGTTGGATGATTGGGTGTCTTCTTTGGTTTGTTATAACCAGACACTCCTGCCTTTGTTAAACGGCTGTCTTTCATTTCTTTACCTTCTTAGCTGTCTTGGCTGAGTCTTTGAAGTCTTTAGCTGTTGGAGCAGCTTTGCTGCCAACCTTGTTCATCTTCTCACCCGAGCCAGCCTTGATACGGGCTTGTTTGTTTCGAATGTTTGCGTATAGTCCTTGTTTCATACTAGCTCCTTATCCATGTAATCCCTTGAGGTAGACAGTCTTGCCGTCTTGCTTAACGGCTGTCAAAACTTCACCCTTGAGGTTGCTTGGGTCATAAGAGACATGCACCCAGCCACTGTCAGGGATGCCTTGTGTATAAAACTCAAGGATTACCTGTGTAAACTTATAGTTCTTAGCAATGTAG